AGAAATCTTAGCGAGTTCTAGAACTACTGAACCAGTACCTGACGAGAAATCTACGACGATGTCTGAACCGTTTTCTTCGTTGTCAGACCAACCCATGAATTCCATCTTACCAGATCCTGAAAGATAGTACAGAACTTCCCCGTCTCTCGCAATAGTAGCAGTGGTTGCTACTGCACACGCCCAATGAAGAGTGCGAATGTTCGCCTTTGGTGAAGATTGAGTTTCTGAAGTCTTCTTCAGATCGGTGGCAAGCGCGATGGTAGCGGATCCCGTGCCACGCACTTTCACCACACCATGAACCTGTGTTAGTTTTAGAACCGCCTTAGTTGCCATCTAATATTCCTTACTGGTATCTTGCTTTTTTCTGATTACGAAGGATCTTGAAATCGTGTCCGTCAACCTTACCATTCTTATTGGCATCAATCTTATGTTGATTACCCTTTAGTTCTTCAGATTTCAAAGAACTTTGCATTTCTTGCTTTGTTCTTCTATGTTTTCTTTTAAAATCTGCATGCGACAATGATTCCATATCCGTCGCCAGATCTTTCATACGACTTTCATCAAGATCGAATTCTTCTTTTCGCATAGAAGAACGATTCTTACCAACAGTTGCACTCATAGTGTCTGTTTTTGCTGCATTTCTAGCAGCGTTGAAATGATGACTTTCTGAATCTTGATCATTTTTAGCAGCAGCATTCTTGGCTTTTTCTAGATGACCCATAACAGTCGAACCATGAACCTTGGTAATTGCTTTTTTGACTGCAGCAGCTTTCTTGGGTTCTGGACTATCTCCAGAACCCAGAGCATGATCTGCATATTTGTTATACAAAGTGCGAATGGATAGATCGCCTTCGCCTAGCATAATTGATTCGAATAAATCGAAATCGAATTCTTCTGCTCGCAGTTTATCGCCACGCTTTAGAATCTTTTTACCAGCATCCCACGAACCCATTGAACGTTTACGAAGGCGACGATCGTCATCAACATCAGCTGCATCGTATGCATCATCTTTCGCTTTTGTTCTATACTTTCTAAGCGTATCCGTTGAAAGTTCTTGGATACCTTCGACTTCTTCGCCTAGAAGTTTATTAAAATGCTTAGTATATGATTTCTTTTCGCTGTCTGACATATGTTTATGGAACTGCGATCCTCGTTCACCAGGACCAGATCCTGTTAAGTGATGGGCTTCATCATGAGCATGGGCGTGAAAGTCTTTCGCCGCTTGTTCTCCGTGAGACTGTCTTACTTTTTCTACGGCGTCGTGGAACTTTTTCTCGTGCTTCTCTGGATGATCGACATCGCCGATTTGTGCAATACCCAAATGTTTAACAGCATGCGCAAGATGTTTACCGAGATCTTCATGAAGACCTTCGACTTCCTCTAGTAAAGAGAGAGTTTCATTGATACCTTCTACCAATTCTTTATACGTCTTCATCGGGATCCCCTTCTGTTTCTACTTCTTCGCTCGAATTAAAAACAGCATTTGCCATTTCTTCGCGACGAGCAGAAAGAATATCTGCAAGTTTTAAATCTAACGCAGCGCTGAAATCATCGTTCGCATCAGTCATATTACCTGCTTCGATATTATTTATTAAACTTTTAATAACCTCAGTATTGTCCATTATTATTGTCCTTCTTCTGGCGGCGGTTGCATCGCAGGTTCTAATTGAACTGGATCCGCCTTATTATCTAATTCAATTTGTGCAATATCGTCATCAGTTAGTTTGAGAATATTCTTTTGGACATATTCTTTGCTGTATAACGTGCCGATATAATTTGCCATCCCATTAAGAATCTCAACGCGAGATTGTATAATTTGCTGTTCTTTCGACTCAGTATAATATGCATCAGTAGCATACTTGTATTCAATATTGTTCTTAATCAGATTCCAGTCTGCCTCGGTAATGATACCCTTGAGGATTAACTGGGTCTTAAGAAGATCGTCGAACAGAAGAGAGAAACGACGACGAAGTTTAGCAATAAACTTAGTAAACTTCCACTCATCGCGATTAATTTCAGCAGCACGTCCGAAGTTTAATCCAGACTGCTGTTGCATTCTTGAAATTGGAACGTTCAATGATTGAAATAGTTTCTTCTGGAAGTAGTCGATGTCACCGATTTCGCCGAGACTCTGACCACCTGGAAGTGTTTCAATCTGGGTTCCTCTACCACCTTCGCGGCGAGGCAACCAGAAATCTTCAAGCATTGACATAAACTTTTTATCGTCGCGGATTTCACCAGTGTTACCATCATAGACCAGTTTATTTCTATACTGATTCATAATACCAGCAAGGTATTGTTCCGCTTTAATCTTAGGGAGATTACCAACGTCAACATAGAATACGCGACGTTCTGGTGCTCTCGAAATTCTGTAGATTACTGCAGCGTTTTCCATCATGCGCAACTGATTGGCGGGACGGATCGCTTTATGCAGATACGACAATGGGATGTTCTTATCCTGATCACTCAGACCAGAAGGAACATAGCAAATCGCATCTCTAGTAACCTTCATTGTTGCAGCAGATCCAGGAGAAGCAGTATGTGCTTTATCTAGGACAATACCACGTTCATTATAAACAAAGTATTCTTCGATCTTCTTGATGAATTCAACACCTGATTTTTCATCTTTTTCTTTAAAGATCTCGCGGACTTTTTTAATCTTACGAGGATCGATAAAGCGAACATCGGTAATACCATTTTTAGGTTTTGCCGTATCAATTACTTTGTGGAAATAAATTCTACCATCAATATACCAACGACGATAATAGTCTTGTGCTCTCAGATTAAACTCTAATAGATCCAGAATTGTTTCAAACTCTTGTTCAATCTTTTTCTTAATTGGATCAGATAGTTTGACATTATCAAGATTAATTTCTACAGGACGTTCATCGTCAAGGTTTGAGATAGAATCATTCACGATATCATCAATGGCTGAGTCGACATCTGCCATAAAGGCAATGTCGCGATACTTTTTAATAAGTTCTGCCTCGGTGTTGGCGGTTCCTTCTAAGTCAAGATAGGTGCCAAAATAACCACCTGCCTTAATGACATCAGAACCTCCATCGTCCGTCGGCGGCACAAACGATTTTTCCGTCGGTGCCGCCTTAGATTTTTCAACTTTATAACCAAAAATTTCCATAATTCAATTTTACTTTATATTATCAAAGATCAGTCGGACGTTCACCAGCAAAGGTGGTGTAGTACTGATACTGGAATGTTACTGTAAACTCTTCGACCACATCGTTCTGACCATACTGAAGAGCAATTTCCGACATATTGATCGGGAATGCATCCACCAGTGTATAGGTTTGAAGAGTTTTATCATTGCGATCAAGATGCGCAACTGTAAGTTGTGCTTGGTAATCGCTTGGAGTAGTATTACCTGTGTTAAATTCTACATCATTCATCAAATTCATCCATCTTTCGATTGGACGACGAAGTGAAAATTCTGTATCGTTTACAATGGTAATTGTAAATGGGTCGAAGATACGCTCACCAGCGAGTTTAACTTCGCGACCACGATACTGAAGTAGAGTTGGGTTTACGTTAGATGCGGGAAGCGAAGCACCAGTAACCAAAATAGTCTTTTCTCCAACACCACCAATTAGTTGTGGGAAACCAAGTGTTACACGGAATTGATTTGGTCTTGCACCGCCAGCACCCAGAAACCCCTTAAATCTTGAAATATCCATATTAGATTCTCCTAATCTTTTTCTTATTTATAGGGTTATGCGCCGACTTCTTCAAACGAAATCGAAGTTCTCGTAGCGATGAAATTCAATTTGATGAAGTTAATCGATTTTGCTGGTTTGATAAAGATGTCAGCAACGAATTCGTTACGGTCAACTACTTCACCAGTGTTATTCGTTTCGTCGCAAACCACACGGAAGTCAAAGATACCACGACGACCGCGAACATCGCGGAGGAATGGTTCTACAATCGACTTGAACTGAGCGCGAGTGAAGACATCGTTGAATTCAAACAACTGGAACTTAGCAGCAGTTGCGATTGCCTTCTCAAGAACGATGAATAGACGACGAACATTGATACGATCGAATGCCGATGGTTTCGCAAGAAGTGTCTTATCACCATAGAGAACAATACCATTTCCTGGAAGATTAGCAACAGGGTTGATACCATTCTTATAAAGTTCGTCACGCTCTGTTTGGTTTGGAGTCCAAAGAAGTTTAACAACGTTCTTAATCGCACCACGATTTAGACCAGCAGGTGAGAACCAAGGATCATTGGTAATGTCAGTACGAGCACAAAGACCAGCGATGTCAGGGTTCAAAGGAACGTTGACATATACGTCATTGTAACGGTCGTATTGACGTTTCCAACCTGAGTCAGCAACAGCATACGAACTAAAACGATTCAGGGTTGTTTTAAAGTGATCAACGACATCTGTAATTTCGTTCCCAGCATTGCTCTTAACATCAGCAAGAGCAGGGGAAACAAAGGTGACGCAATCTTGACGACTCAGTGAAACTTCATCAATCGCATGCTGACAAACAGTAGCAGAGTGACCACCAGTAATTACCAGAGAGATAT